AGTGTCGCCCACAAGCCGTCTGAACACCGTATAACCAAGATAAACCACTCTTCCGTTTTGGGCGGTTCTTCCGTTTTGGGCAGTTTTTCGGCCGTAGCTTCAATCGTTTCAATTTCGGTTGTCATTTCGGGCCTCCTTTGTTTTTCGCTTGCTTTATCACCACTTTCGAGTCTAGACAAAAATACTTTGATCTGTCTCTCCTGGAAACAATAGATTCGCAGACAAATGACTGGTAGGCAAAGCAAACCGCGTAAAAATTGATGTCCCACGCCTTGATGTCCCCCGCCTTGATGTCCCCAGCGTTGATGTCCCTCGCGTAGATGAACGCATTTATACTAATAGAACACTCAAAAATGACATCATCTTCAATATACAATACGCCATCCTTAATATCAGATTCTACTTCTTGTTGTGTTTTATATATTTTCATTCCTCACCTCCTTTGTCGGTGTTGGAGCGACATATCAATACCTTATCATACAGCCAGAACAATTTAACACCGGCCGGGCGGTTCTTCATCTCCAACCGCTTGCAAACGTAACCCTGAATCGGACGCGATCGCACTCTGTGATATGTCTTATCCGACCACCGGCAGGCATGGATGTAAATGCCTGTCGGATCGCTGTTATCAGTCCACCACCAATATTCTGTCAGGTCTGCTATTCGTGCTGAATCACACGTAGAATTACGCGAATTGAATACCGCCCGGCGAAGGATATCATTATGTTTTTTCATCCCGTCCCTCCTTTGGTCATAAAATCCGCATCGCCTCTTTTGCGAGATCAAGATACGTTCCTCGCCCACGCCGAACTGTTATTCGTTTCGGAAAACCCGCGTATCCGTCCCAACCAATACTTTCTCCTCCGACCGAGCATTGCCCCTCTGCGCGGACAATATAATTTCCCATTTCATACGTGCCTGTGCCGTCATTTTCCACGTCAATAATTGCGAGGTTTTGTTTTTGATCTTCATCTCCATACGGGATTAACTCAACTGTGATTCTTATTGGCATCCATCACCTCCTTTGTTCGTCGTATCGGGCGCGGGAACTTTTCCGCCCCACTCGCCGCCGATAATTGCGATTATGTATGCGTCAGTATATAATCTACTGCTTCTAAACCGGTGATCAACATTACGTGTTCTCCATTTACTGTTTGCATCTTTTCTCCAATAATAATCCCCCGGTTCACTTGGCGGTGTTGTTGTCCAGTTCATTTTACATCCCTTTCGGTGAAAGCTTTTATTCCGTCCTGTGGGTTATTGATAATACTTGCTAGATCACAGCCTTCTACGGACTTCCACCACTTTAAAATCTGCGGTATCGTCCAGCTCATTCCATATTCAGGCACTGGGCCGAGCCAGATGCCGCCAAGCTCTTCAACGGAAAACTGTAGGCCAGAAAATAGGTCTATTTTTACAACCAATTTCCCCCCATCCTCCACAACCTTGAGCAAGCGCACATCAGAATTTTTGGTTACCCTCCACGCCCAACATCCCGGTGCATCGGGAAGTTTATTATATATATTGTTTGTCATTTTGTGCCTCCTTTCGGCCTCCAGTTGCGTATGTAATCCAGGAACTCTTTTTTTAATGGCGTCATACATAGGTTTTGAAAAAATCCGGCAAATTTTTCATCCACACTATCCGCCAATTTGTCCAACGCATCATGCGGCAAGACGGGGCCGAGCCAGATGCCGCCAAATAGTTTAACTGGGCCGCCGCCTTCGCCCGTAACCATCAATCCCAACCTGCCTCCGTCAACAAGATAAAAACAAATGGCGTCATCGTCTTGTGTCTGTTCATCTTCTTTCCACCACCACCACCCCGGTGCATCGGGAAGTTTATTAGATATATCGGTTGTCATTTATCCTCCTTTTGAAATATGAAATTTCATTTGAATAACTCCTGTTGCCAATCCTCTGCCGCAAACCTCTTGTCAAGGTCATGCACTGTGTCATAGTTCCTAAACCCGCGATTGTGCTTGCCGATTTGAGCATCCCAATCCAGCATCTTCGCCCACAACTCTGGAAAATGTTTGCGCAACTTCCGCAGGTTCCCGATGCGCTGGAGTGGACAGCAAAAACAGGAAACACGCGGAAATATGTCGTAGAGTCCGCCCCAGTCGAACCCACAGGCGCGGCAGTAGGCCAAGCAGGCGGCCTCGGTCATGTTCCATTCAATAAGAGGGTATCTGCGCGGCTTTTTGCTCATCAAGTTTGCCGATACGATGCGTTGCGCCTCGTCAGCGGCAATCCCGATGTATTGCTGCGCCCCCTTGCAATACTTATCGAGCGGGTTGACTTTCTCACGAGTGCACCATCTTCTTGTCATCGAAGGCCAGCCCATTCCGATTCGATGAATCTGCCCCTTGTTAATTCCGCTTTTGGCGCGTATTGGATGCTTCAGCATTAAATCAACAAGCGGCATTCTTGGGCGCACCACCGTCACTTTCCTCCCCGTGAACGCTTCAAACTTGGCAATGTGGTCATACATCTGCGGAAACTCCCAGCCGGTGTCGAAAAATACAATTTCATCCAGCGGCCAGCCCTTCTCAATCAGCATCAAGGTCATCGCTGTAGAGTCCTTGCCGCCGCTAAATGACGCGATATGCTTCATGCCTCCTCCAACTCCACCACCACCACCCCGGTGCATCGGGGATTTTGTTGGATATATCGTTTGTCATTTTAGCCTCCTTTAATTTTACTTTTTCCCTAACAACTCAAGCCCGTAATTTAGTATTTTTATTGACAATTTTTCTTTTTCAGCATCGGCAGCAGCACAAAAAACATCATCAGTATAAACAGCGGCAGCGGCAGCATAAGCGGCAGCGGCAGCATAAGCGGCAGCGGCGTCAGCATCATCAGTATAAGCAGTAGCAGCAGCATAAGCGGCAGCAGCAGCAGCACAATCAGCAGCAGCAGCACGAGCAGCATGAGCAGCATGAGCAACAGGGGCAACAATATCAGCAGTAGCAGATTTATCTTTTAACCGATGTTTTGCTATTTCAATCAGCAAGCGCGGACGATTATCTCCTGGGCATTCCGATTCAAAAATATGCAAAACTTGTTCTGCTGCGAAAATGGCGTAATTTACTATTTGGGGTTTATCCATTAAACGCACAATCAGCCAGTTCGCCCAAGGATATTTCTTTTCTGCCATCAGTTTTGTAACAACGATTACTCCATCGGATTCAACCTGGTTTTCAAACCATTTCTTCCCCGGGCTGCAAGCATCCTCTTTTTTCAGCCAATCTTTCGTTATTTTCATTCTATTTCCTCCTTTAATTTCCGCTGACATTTTATAATTTCAGCCATTTTCAAAATATCGCTTTTTGAAAGCGTAACTAGACCCCAGCGAAACCCGATTTCAATGTTTGCGGAATCAATGGTAAAAGCGATTTCGTCTGGCATTTCAAATATCTTTCCATTCTTCATCTGCCCGCAATCCATTCGTTCCTTTAAAATTTTATGTCCGGCATTCATGTTTCACATTCCCAACACTTCCTGTTGCAATCTTTCAGCGGTGATCTCGCAATATTTTTCCTCAATCTCAATGCCAATTGCCTTGCGTTGTCGGTCTTTTGCGGCGCGGAGAGTAGTGCCGGTCCCGCAAAACGGGTCAATCACGGTTGTTGCCGTTAGGAGCGATATCGCCCTTGCCATAATCGGATATGGCGTATAGCCAGGATGCCCCCATGTTTCCTCGGTAAAAAAATATCCCTCACCTTTTAGCCGTATTCCGGTCCATAAATCCGAAACGTGTTTAATCGGATTTCCGATACACAAAGCGGTTTCAAATTGGTCCACCCATCCTTGCCGAAGCGGACCAGATGCACCACGCGGAATAACAATTATGTGCGCGCCAGGGAGAAGAGAAAGCCATAGTTCCATTTTATAACGTGGGGCAACCCAGAATTGATTATCAGCTCGGGACCGTGAAAGTTCTACACATTGACGCGCCCATTCCATATATTCATCGGAATTCATTTTGTCGTTATGTGTGCCATAATCTTTTCCAACATTATACGGCGGATCGGTAATTACCGCATCCACCTTCGGTAAACTCGGTAAAATCTCCCGGCAATCGCCGTGGTAGAGCGTGATGTAGTTATCCTGATAATACGGTTTCATATTCCCCCACTGTTGATTTTTGTTTTTACTTCCCTTATTTCAAACTGCTTACATTGACCAGGGCGAAGGCCAAAATGTTCTTTTAGCCATGCACCAAAACGCACATGAGATTCCAGTTCAAAAGTTAAACGATTTCTATTATCTTCCCAACTACCCTCTTTTTTCCCCCTTGCAATCCATATTTTTACTGGTTTCATTTATCTTTTCCCTTCTTCACCTGCCCGCAAGCCATTCGTTCCTTTAAAATTTTATGTCCGGCATTCATGTTTCATATTCCCCCACCATCGCGGCGATTACGCGAGCACCCAATCCGCTAAAAAGGTCAACGTGTGTCATTTATGAGCTTGTGTCCTCCCCTCAATATGCTTTCTGTGCAATTCTTTGCACTTTTTCAACGTCCACCCGGGTATGCGCTTAAATTGCGTATAATCAAACTCTCTGTCTTGGAACAATAATTCACCCAGTTTGTAAATTTCCGGATATTGCTTAAAAAATTCTTGGCGTGTTAGTTTGGTTTGCTTGTCAAAAGAAATAACTAAAGGCTCTCTTTGGCAGAAAAATCCAGTATTGCCATCGCCGGTATTGCAATCGCCGGTATTGCCATTGCCGGTATTGCGATTGCCGGTATTGCGATTGCCGGCATTGCGATTGCCGGTATTGCAATCGCCGGTATTGCCATTGCCGGCATTGCGATTGCCGGTATTGCCATTGCCGGTATTGCGATTGCCGGTATTGCAATCGCCGGCATTGCGATTGCCGGTATTGCGATTGCCGGCATTGCGATTGCCGGTATTGCAATCGCCGGTATTGCGATCGCCGGTATTGCCATTGCCGGCATTGCGATTGCCGGTATTGCAATCGCCGGCATTGCGATTGCCGGTATTGCGATTGCCGGCATTGCAATCGCCGGCATTGCGATCGCCGGTATTGCCATTGCCGGCATTGCGATTGCCGGTATTGCCATTGCCGGCATTGCGATTGCCGGTATTGCCATTGCCGGCATTGCCATTGCCGGCATTGCAATCGCCGGTTCTTTTTATTTCTTCGGTTAATCGTATTTCACGGCAAACAAATTTTAAATCTGCACCAGGGATATATTCTTCAACAACACCTTTGGCCTCTACTTTAAAAATTCTCGTCCCGCTATCTGTATAGTAAGCCCACGGGCCACTTTGATATTTGCAGAAGTGAAATCCTTTTTTACAAAGCTCAATTTCTCCCTCGTGCTTATACCACTTACCAATTTCAAACTGGAAATTAACCGAACCGTCTCCGTGGCATTGCATATCTTTGTCCGTTGCCTTGTAACCTGTCATATAATCGTAATGTTTCATTTTTCTCCTTCTTCTCGCGGTGATGTTTTAACGAGTTCGTTTGACCGGCGTTTAAGAATTAAACAAATAGCGTATGCCGCGCCCTCCCGACTGTCGGCAAAGACAACATGCACGTTAAGGTTGTAAATCAATTCGGCAATACGACGATATACAAACTGCGGCGTAACTCGTCCGCTATGGAATTGCATGTAGTCATACTTACGGATTTCATCAAAGTTGAATTCACAAATATACACGACAGGTAAAAGCCGCTCTTGCGCTTTCCTTATTTTTTCAAGTTCGCGTTTCCAAGACTTTGACAACACCACCGACTGAATAAAATCCGCGAGGCTTTTGCGTTCCAGTGAAAACTGGTTTTGGTCGCCTTCCAGCGCGTAGTCAAAAACGGGAACGCAACCGCGCTCTGACTTTACATACTCGCTATCAAATACAAGCGGAGCTTGTTCCCGCGAATCAATCCGCAGGCACAGAAAGTCTTTCAGTTCCGGTTTGCCTAGAACGCACTCCGTGCCGGATTGAACAGCGCGGAGGCATTGTTTATTGCGAAAGGTATATTTCACGGTCAGAATGGTAAATTATCTTTCTTTTCTTTCTTTTCCTTATCCGGCACTTCCGATTCTTCGGCAACATATCGCGCCACGCGATTGCGCGTTTGGCCGTTTCTATCTTCCTCAATTTCTAACTCAAGCAAGGCGTGAAGCCCCACCAATTCATCCGCTACTAATTCAATGTCATTGCCTTTTTCCGGCGCAATACCACATGCTTTCAAGAAAGTATTAACGCGCCAGGTTGTTTTACTGCTGAATGTAAGATAATCCCACACCCAATCGGCCGGCGTGTCCAATTTCCACGCCAATTTAATCATCTCGTTCCCGCTTGCTTTGCTGATGGTTTCCTCTGCCCTGACGATGGTCGCCGGATAGACGCCGGGTTTGACAAAACTGGCGCGATTATCTTCGTCGTTAAACTGATGTCGTATGCTCATATTGACTCCTTATTTTTCTTTCGTTAATATTAATGACGGTTTTTTGCGTTCTATCACATCGGCCAATAGGTCATTAAGTTGCCTTTTAGCTTCTGCCTTTTTTAGACCTTTCTCTTTGGCAAAGATTGCCTCAAGCTCGCCAACGCCAACTTTACACGTCTGTAAAAATGCAGATTCAGGCAAACCGGTCAACTGAAACGCCTTGACAATATCTTTAATCTGCCGTGCGCCGGCGCGTTCCAATACAGACCAGCCGGGAATTAATTGTCCCGCTGCCATCATCAGGCGAGCGTGTTTTTCAACGGCATCTGACCACGCCGCCACGATTCGCGCCATGTTTAACATGCGGCCAACGACAGCAGGATCGGTTACTTCCGCCGGATTCCACGGCGTAATATTTTCATCCGGCGCAGTATTTTTAACAACAATTTCCGTGCATCTGGAAAGAACAGGACAGGTAGTGGCGTTGGCGCACCAGCCGCAATACTCGGACGGCGTGTGTTTGCGTTCGGGGTTGTAATAAATAGCTTGCACCAATTCCACCATATCCGCCGCCTCTTGCTCGGTGAATGACAGCTTAACCACCTTACGCAATCGGCCGTAGCAAATATGCGCTGTAACCGTTGGCATACTTTTTGCCCTCATCCACATCAGGGCATAAGCGGCCATTTGGTAGGTATGCGGCCGTTCCTCGCGGTCACTTTTGTAGTCAAAAATGTCCGTCCCAGCGGCGGCGTCAAGCGTTCCAAAAGTAACCACCCACAGGTTATCGTCCTGCAATTCCAGCTTTTGCTCAACGGCAAGTTCTCCGCTGGCAGTCGCACGCACATAATCCACATACCATTCTACTGCTTCCTTTTCATCGGCCGGCAAATCTGGTGTCGCTGTTCCAGGCGGAAGCCGTAAAAGAGATTCTGCATAAGCGTGGTGCCGCGTCCCCATTTCAGCCGCTTCGCCAGCCGGCGCACTTTGGAAAAACGGGCATACCACCAAGATGTCCAATTTACTTGGCGAAAACGTGGGATGATGTTCAGACTTGTTTCCCATTGGATTCCTCTTGTTTATTTGCTTGCGAACTTGACCAGCGCATTAATTCAAGTAATGTTGCTTTACTCAAATAAGCGCCTGGAACTTCACGGATAAAGTCGCTTACTAATTCGTCCAAACATTTATGCAATTCCTGATGTCGTTTTTGATGTAATGGAGTCATTTAATTCTCCTAACTATCTTATTTTTTTATCCTATTGTCTTTTTCTACCTTTGACGATTCCAACATCTCGCCGACTTTTGACGATCCCGACATCACGCCGATTTTGACAATCCCGACATTGCAACCACGTTGACGGCCACACAACGCCCGATACGCGCATCTTTAGTTAAAATATATTGTCCACCAATAAGACATTTTTTTTCAGAACTGATAATCATGCGCTTTATAATTTCGCGTAAAAAAGTTTTCGTGCGATTAACAACATTTTCCGTCCACCATTCCGGTGTGTCTGGTTGGTCAACTATCAGTCGGTAGGTTTCTAGATTGTCGTATTTGTTGTCTTCCGGAATAAATTCCACGCGCACAAAAGCACCGTTACCGCGATCAGACATTTCCATCATGTCAATTAGGTTTCCATCATGTCAATTAGGTTTTCGTGTAAATCTGTATATTCTGAATGAATTACATCTCCGTTTTTTAAGACTATTGCCGATTTGAATTGACACATGATTTACCTCCTATTTATTTTTCATTTCCTTGCTTTTGTTTAAATTATACTGACTTGCAAACCGTCTGACATTCATTTTAAAAATTGGCAATCTTTCTAGAATAGCAGTCGCTTTTTCTGCTGGCAAATCGCGGAATGTCTGTTCAATAGCAACCCATTTCTGATCGCGGATGTATTCATTCACGGCGTCTTCCATTGGTTCAAGTGCTTGCTTAAGTTTATCTATCAGAGCAAGTTCTTGAGGTATGGCAGCTTCTGCTTTCGGTGTTTCTGTCTCTGGAATTGCCTCAACCGGGATAGCCGGTGAAGATAGAAAGGAAACTGATGCGGTTGTTGCCGGAGGCAAAGTTAGCCGCATGTCATCAACTTCTTCGGGTGTATAAACTCCCGCCACTATTTCCGGACAGACCATTCTGATTCCTTTACTCGTTACCCGCGCCCTCAGCATTGCGTCCGGTTGTTTCTGCCACGATCCGATACCGCTTTGTCCAGGTAGTTTTGCCCCGTCCTTCCCGCACAATCCAGCACGTTCAGCGTCCGTAATGGCATATCGCACCGGAAAATCTTTGAAATCTCCAAATGTCAAGGAAATAATAGCTTCTTTATCATCGGACTTTATCCACTTATGCCGTCCGCCGCGCTGGTTGAATTCGGCCAGCATCGCCTCGGCCTTCATGGACAATTTGCCCTTGACTATGTGATACCGGCGGCAAATATCAGTGATCGGCCGTTTCTCCGACAACGATGCCATTGCCAGCACCATCCCCTGTTCAACTTTCTCGCACCCAAACAAACCGGACTTGCTTATCCATTCGCCCAATTTCTCTATGGCTTGAACCGGGTCTTGAATTTTATCAAACAGCGTTATTTCTTTTGTTTCTGACATGATTTTGCCCTTTCTATTTAGTTACAAATTATTACCATCACCATCACCATCGCCAGAGCCAGAGCCAGAGCCATCGCCAGAGCCAGAGCCATAGCCATAGCCAGAGCCATAGCCATAGCCATAGCCATAGCCAGAGCCATAGCCAGAGCCAGAGCCATCGCCATAGCCAGAGCCATCGCCATAGCCAGAGCCATCGCCAGAGCCAGAGCCATCGCCAGAGCCAGAGCCATAGCCATAGCCAGAGCCAGAGCCATAGCCAGAGCCAGAAGTTACTCTTTCCATATTTTCACCTCGTTTATGCTTTTAATCGCTTGTTCTGTACAAGGGATAATCTCAATGGCTTGAGTAAGAATTATCTCGTCCACAGGGCAGGGGAATTTACATTGAGAAGGGTTCTTCGTTCCTTCCATTGCCAACTGCGAAAGACTGGCGGCTCCTGACCAATACCATATCCGTCTCGCATTACGCATCATAACTTCTTGTCCTTCACGTTTAATAATTTCTCCGAAGAAAACACCGGCGGAATATGTTCTAACGATATAATATTTGTCGGACACGGCTTTCTTTTGAACATACTCAATCCCGTCAACTACGATCGTTTTTTTCTCGTTCATCTTCTATCTCCTATTTGGTTTATTTTCACTTACTTTTTACCACCGATCAACCAATTCAACCACGCCGGAATGGTATATTTTCTTTTTGCACGATGCCATTCCCTTATATCGTCCTCGGTGATAAAATCGCCGTGCGTGTCCACTGGTAAGCGGCGTTCCTGCTCCACGGCGCGTTCGTCGGCTTTGAGTTCAAGTTCGTAGCTCATCGTTCATCTTCCCTAGTTTTCGGCGCGGCGAGGCACTTCCCCCAAAGCCACTCGCGGATAATTTCCGTCCGTGTCCTCAAGTATTTTTGCCGCTCAACGTCAATCATTCGTAGTAATTTTTTTGGCAAGCGAATATGCAAAAGTTCAAAGTCTTTTTTGCTCATAGTCCTTTCCTTTCTTTTGAGAACGAATATAACAAAACTGGAACATTATGTCAACAAAAAAAAAGAATTATTTTCCCTGAATTTTTATCGCAGTTTTGACTCTCTGCCAGTATTTCTCCGTAGCCGCCTTCTGCCATCCACGCGGACCGCCGTTGTAATTGCGGGCCAGCGTCTCAAGCGTCGCCCCTGGCCGAGCATACATAAGCAAATATTTTCGCGCAATTTCCCGCCCCGTTGTAGGATTTAGGCAGTCCGTCGGCCATTTATAGACCGTGCCGCACCGCCGGTTGACGTCCTTAACGGTTACCGCGTGCAACTGATACATTCCCACCGCCCTGCCGTTGTCGCCCATGATCCCCGCCCTGCCGCCGCTTTCCACGGTGGCGATTGCGTCCAGCAACCGCTCTAACGAGTCGTCGGAAACGGACACACACCCTTGCAAGGCCGTGCCGCACCCAAGCGCATGTTTGTTCGTGGCCCCGTTCCCCTTCAAATTGGCGTAATATGTCGCAGATTGGCCGCTGGCAGTCACCTCCCCGGCTAGGATGCCGAGGACAGCGCAGATAAATGCCGCAATAACCATCGTTTTTGTTGTTTTTCCTGTTTTCATTCACTTTTTTGCCCTCTTCACATTAAAAAACACCTGTTAAAATGCCTTATATGGGCTTATCGGGTTTCCCCCCTCCTTGACACACCTGCCGCCCTCCGTTTGTCTGCCGTAGCCAGTCCAGCACCCGTTCCCGCTTGGTTTTATACCAACCCTCCGGCGTAGTGTCCAGGTTATCGCCGTAGGTAATATGCAGGACGGCCAGATCGTAGCAATCTAGGACAGCGATTTCTCGCCTGCCCCGTTCCACGTGCAGACCCTCCCGTCCCCATTGCATACCGATTTCGTTGTTGTTTTGTTCATTCATGTAATTTTGCCTCCATCTGGTTCAAAGCATCTACGGTCCAGACCCCGTTTCCGGTCAATCCGCCCGGATGCCGGAGCCGGTAAAGCGGGCAGTCGTCGTCATCCTGGCCCGCCCGCACCACTGCCCGGACATGGCCGTTGATGATAATTTGCGTTCCCGTCTTCATTCGTTCGGGCAAGTTGCCGTGATTCATTCCTGCCCCCTTTCCGCCTTTGCGATTGCGGACTTCAATTTACTTGCACAATCATAATATTCCTGGGCCGTATGTCCGTTTTGGCACATAATTAACGCATATTTGCATGCCTCCAGCAATTCCGGCGCGGCGGCGATCAGCCGGGTGTCCTGTCGCCTTTCCGCGCGCGCAATACATGGTTTGTAGATTGCCGCTCCATTTGGTATGGCCTTGGGATTAGTGTGTAACGGGTAGATGCCGCCATCATAATCCCACGCTATAACCCACGGCCCCGGCGTGTGTTTCGTTTCTGTGTTCATGTTTTCCTTTTTTTCTTAATTTTCCTTTTCTGCGATTTTTATCAGATATTCCAAAAGTTCTATTTGCGCGTAATATCTTTCACGATTTTTGCGAGTTTGCTTTCTTACACTACATAATTCGGATAATACTTTTTTTTGCCCGTTCAAAAAATTTATGCTCACTCCGTTTTTCATGTTATTTATCTCCTTATTTACCCAAATGGCCGGGATGTTGTTGTTATGCTTCTTTTAACGGGTTTTTGAAGTCCGGCAAATTGACAACCAGGCCGCAAAGTAGATTAATATATTCGCGGTATTTGTACAGACCGGCGCAAAGTAATTGATACAGAGTTGCATCAAAAACGGGTTCAGCGGCTTTGATCAAAAGGTGTTGCGCTGTCCGCAAAACCTCCTCCGCGCAGCAAGCCGGGTCGCAATCATCTGGCATTGTGTCCGGCTTGATTCCCGTCTGCCGTTCGTGCTTGTTGACTTCCGCATAGTAATTGGCCAAAATTTCCTTGTCCGTGCAAAGATAGGTTTCTTTTGGTTCGGTTATCATCCGCGCTGGCAGGCCGTGTTCCACTTCCAGGCCATTTGTCAACGGAGCTTCAGCCAAAACAGCCCGCTCAATTTTGTCAACATCGGCCCGCTTAACTTTGGCATATATCCGCGCCAATAAGACCGCGTTGACAGCCGTTTTGATGTCTGGCGTTATGTCCGCCGCCGTCAGTTTTCGTTTTTGTGCAATCCCGTTCATTTTTTTATCTCCTTGACTCTGCGTTTATCGGGCTTGCCACCGTCCGCCTGACACTATGCTAGGCGGGCCGCATTACCGGCCCGAAGGCCGGTTGATTATTCCCTCGGGCGACAATTCCCCGACTCCTCATGTTTATACGTGTCAACGTTTACGCATGTATCACGCGGGACCATGCATTCCACCCGTTTTTCATGTGTGATCGCGTGTGGGCATTTGTCGCAGTCTGGCAAATTGCCGGCAAACTTGCATTTTACCATTTTGCCCAAGTTATCGTTGTTCATTTTTTTTTCTCCTTCTAGGATTCCTGTCCCTCATCAGTGGCGGCAATTTACCGCCGGACGCGCCCGGGGGCGGCGCGTTTCGGGCTGTTAATGAGTAATTTTGACAATTCCTACCACGTTTCCATTCATGTCCAGCAATGGCTTTCTGATTTCGGGGTCATAATCATCCGCAATTTGCCCGATTACGTATTGATTTAATATCCGGTCAATTTCGCCAGCATTTTCAAAAAATGCTTCATTATCAAGATTTATTTTTATTATTAATTGCATTATTTCCTCCTTGCTTGCTATTCCACAACTATGCGCGGATTGAAACTTTTAAAGCAATATAACAAAAATGTAACATTGCGTCAACAATTATTTTTGACCCAGTCACTGTTAATAATTAGGCTCACCATCTGCCCATAAGCCGATCCCGTTTGCGCGTACACCGTCCCGCAGTATTATTGCCTCGTAAAACCGGGCATCATCTAATAATTTTGACCTACATTTTATGGCCGCCTCAACCGTCTGGTGATTGTGCCCGCAATCAATTTGCCCGTCTCTGCTCTCTACTGTATATTTATGTTTCATAGTTCGTCCTTCCACTGATTCCCCGGATTCCGCCGGGGGCGCGGCCAGCACACCTTGCGCCAGCACCACCTTATAGAGCATATACCATGCCAACTCCGCCACCAGGCGCGGGTATTGTTATGCAACCTATTACAAGAGCGATGATTACGTAAGATAATTTTTCCCATGGGATATTTTTTATGGCGGGTTACACCCGTTTTTTACTGTCATTTTCGCAAGAATGATAATCAATTTTGCAAACGTGAGAAACCCGGATAGCAAGATCGTTATAATTATAGCAAGATCGTTATAATGCGTTGCCCTTGTAACGTCGCATAATACGTCTTTATCCTGCCATCGTAAATCATTGATTGTTATGTAATTATATAAGTTGAGTCGCATAATAAATGTTATGTCTACTATTTTTTTCGTGTGGCAAATAACGTAAGTTGTTAGGTGCGAACAAAATGCACAAGCGCGAATGCAAAAATAGCATGATCGCGAACGTCAAATAGAGTCAAACTGTCGCGCCTGGCGTGGTTTGTGTATGATTGCGGGGTGGGGTATGCCATGCCGGTTTGGCCATCCCGCCCGTATTTTATGTATATATAGTATCTGTCTCCCCTAGATTTTTGGTAAAATTTTGTAGGATGGTATGACACCATGTATGACACCCATGACACCCTCATTTTGGGCATGGTGTCATGCTTTGAGGCCTGATACTATTGACTAAAAACGCTGTTATGACGGCATGACACCATATTTTAAATATGTAGAAATCTACCAAAAGAAAATAAGAGTAAAATCATATAAAAAGAGGGCAGAATTATAGTTTTTATGGCCTAAACCACGAAATAGGGTGTCATGCGTCATAAGCCGCTTAAAACGCAATACTGGCGGGGATTTTAAGCATGACACCCTCTGGAAGCATGGTGTCATAGGTGGGTGTCATGGTGTCATAGCCGCCGCCGGGACGGAAGCGTGTTATTGACACAATAACGTCTACTGGCGGGTGTTTTCGTGCGATTCGGCTATTGAGATTTGTTATTCTTCGTCAGCCTGGAGGGTGGCTGGTTCAATAGTCCAAATACGATTTTTCATTGTTCTCTTTTGTGCGAAACGCAGTGGATATTTTTTTGCGAGGCGGCCGAGGTATGTGCCGCAGGCGTTGCTCCACGAGAGTAACTTACGAGACTCATATTGCATGTCGCCCTTTGTGGTCAAGTGTGTTTCAAGGTCCTCGGCGGTCCCGGTCCATGTAGTGGGTATTGCTTCGCCAAAGATGTCTTTATCAATGATGGCGAGCAGGCGGAATTCAGGAGAAAGCGCGTCTATTTCGTGCAGAATGTCGTTGTGGTGGAAATGGGTTATTCCATAACGTCTGCTTCTGATTTCCTCTGGTATTTGCCATTGAGAGAGAAAATTGACGAACGCCGGCAGTTCAGATACTAACGTATTCCAGAACGCGGTGCGTTCTTCGTTTGTTTCCGACGGCATCGGCATATCAAAATTTGATGATTTAAGTATAATGATCTTGTCCTCAATACTGTTGTCTATTGGGGGCAAGACCATGAGGTTTTCTGGTTCGTCATTCAGCGAGATAGAAAGCCGCCAGAATGGGGTTAAAGTTATAGCCTGTTTGTGTTTTCCGTGGCATCGCTGGGTTTCGCATCCGGCTATTTGCTTGATTTGCGCGCCGAAGGAGCGGCGAGTGCGAAGGTCGGTGCTTGCCGGTTCGTCCTCAATACAAAGGTGTTCGGCGGTGAATAACTCGCCATTAAAGTCCGTTTTTTCCGTCATGTAAGCGTATGGTTTAGCAGAACGACCGCCAAGCATGGCAGTGATAAGCAACTGTAACAACGATTTTCCACAGTTATGAGGGCCGCAGATTGCCATTGTTTGCCCTGGACGTCGGATTCCTGATACTAACGATTCGTAAGCGATTTTAAGCCATCCGAACAAATACTGCTCTTGATTATACTGTTCATCGCGTAAAAGGCCTGATATATATGATTTAATTGTATTCCATTCTCCGTGGCCCGATGTTATGATTGATGGAGATTCTGTTACCAGAACGCGGTATCCATTCATTTCATACAGTCCTGAATTATATCCAGCTAACGGGCCGGCGTAGTCAACATCGCGGGTATTACGAAGATTTATTATAAATTCGTCCACTTCAGACACATTTTCGCATTTTTCTGTTCGCGTTCTCATGCCGCGATATGCCAATTCTTTTCTGAATTGAGATTCGGATAACGAAAGCCATGACTTACGTTTATTGCATAAGAGATATTCTTTTGAGTATTTATCGTAGTAAAATTCTTCTATTGTAGTTGATATACTTGGTTGATTGATTGGCTTAAATTCTAATATTATATTCAGTATTTCATTGCGTATTGCATCTGGTTCTTGAGCGTCCCGCGCTTCAATAAAGTCGTAAATATCGCCCTTTTCTGGCAGACCAGGAAGAGGAACAATCTTTACAGATTTGGCAACATTTTTAATAGAAGCGGCAATACGTTCAGCATGATTAATGCCCGGCTTGTCATTATCAGGAAGGATTATACAATCTGCATTTTTTAAGTATTTAGTATATTGATTACGCCATTTTCCTGCGCCGCCAGGAGAACATGTGGCTACAAGACCTATTGATTTAGCGGCATTTACGGCCTTTTCCCCCTCGCAGATAAACACCGGATTATTACTCGCTACTGCTGATATAACGTCAGGGAGACAGTAAATAACGCGGTCTTGGTCTTTCATATTCCATAACCAAGTTCCCGGTTTGTTTGGATTCGGCCTACGTTGATGGAAATTCTTTGGTTCATAACGGCAAACCTGATAAAGCAATTTGCCATTTTCGTCGGTGTAATCGTATGATTCTATAATCTTTTTGGCTGTAGCGGCCGACAGTATTGGAGAAATATTGTTTTGTGGTTTATTAAATAAATCTTGAATTTTAAGTCCTTTTATGGCAAGGATATCTTCGGTTTTACATCCGGCAAAGCAATGAATTACTACGTTTCCGTTATTTCCTTGTGAAATTGAAAGTGATGAACGATTATCGTCATGTGCCGGACAGTGAGCTAAAAATCCGTTGCTACACTGTTTTGCGTCAAAGACAGCAACAATTTCACTTAACGTCATAACGTTTTACCTTGTTATAAAAGAACTCCCCGCCGTGTTTTGAGCGCAGGATGCCAGGAGGAATCATGCCACGACGGGGAGCAAAATTACAAACAATGAAAGAAGTCCATGCGCTCATTAACGGAAATATATCAGATTTTGTTTTTTTGTCAATAAAAAATTATTTTATTTTTTTCTTTACTTATGTTGATTGTTTTAGTATATTACCTCCGAAATAGATTACTGATGAAATCAGATAAACATTTTCATGGTAGTGGCAAGACATTCTTCACCCGCCAAAAATCCCCCGGTCAGTCATGGATTATGCTCCGCGATGCGGCTATTAAAGACAGAACTTGGATAATTAATAATGAACAAGGCACAACGCGAACTTCGGAAGAAGGAGATAGCTTGGGTAAAAGAACGTCTTGTAATTCCCCCGAAGCGACCTAAAGAGAAAAGGAGAATTGGCTTGACTAAAAAATATAATTATTCCAAACACCCGGATGCCATTGTGCCGCACGGTGATGTGGGCGCGTTATTAAAGCCAAACAATTTAAGCGATACCTTTCGGTCTATGAATACTCGCCGACGGTCTCGGCTTGTAGCGTTTCTACATTCATTCTATACTGCTCCGGAAATTGCCAGCATGTTAAATTTAACACCAGCTTACGTGCGCCAGTGTTCAGTTGATAATCGTGATATACTTGAAGCGGCGCGGCTTGGGCGGAATTTTGCCATTGCTGATATGTCAGAACGTCGGGTAGTGGAGTTATTGCAGAAGATGGATGTTGACAATATTCCAGACGATAAGAAGGCGGCTTCTATCAAACACCTGATGGATAGCGCAGGAACAGCACGGACACAGGCGCAGGAACCAAGCGAACATAAGGATGAGAATGTTACCGAACTTATCTTTTCAATCAAGAAAAAGATGCGGGTTACGGAATATAAGCGTAAAACTGACGAAAGCGATGATGATACAGATGATGATGATCCGCAACCGGCCATTGACATAAACAGCGAAGTAAAGGAATTAAATCCGTGAAAATAGGACTTTGCGTTCCAAATTATAACGACGACTGCAAATTCATGTTCGCTATTAGCTTGTGGAAAACAAAGTTTCCAGAAGGGGCGGAAGTGCGGCTATCGGCCAGCACCGCGCAGTGGGCATGTAACGCCCTGACAATGATAGTTACTGAATATAGGAAATGGGAGGCGGATTACTTCGTCATTCTTTCAAACGATATTGCGTGGAATCCTAGTGATATTATGAAGTTGATAAACCATAATTTACCTATTGTTGGTGGGTGGGCTAGTGGCAGGTGCCATCCGTTCATGTGCCATGTATGTGATTATTACGATCCTGATAAAGACGCATTTCGTCCAGTTAAAAACGAGGATGCTATTAAAAAAACCGGTGTTGAAAAGATTGCCGCCAATGGCGGAGAAATGGTTATTATTCGGAAGGATGTATTTGATAAAATCCCTTATCCGTGGTTTTTCGGGCCGGAGATGATTGGTAAAGATAGAATGTCAACGGAAGATTATTTTTTTGCAAAACAGGCAATTAAGTATGGAGTAGATATGTATGTGGATTGGGATGTGCCTGTTAAACATTCGGTCAACGGAATGAGAACATTTAAGGGAAGTTTGATTGCGTAATATGAAAAACATACAAAAAGCAAAGAAAATTGCAGGAGTATTTTGTTTGATAGGCATGTTTTTTTTGCTCTTGCATTTTATGATTGGCAATTATTACTGATTTTATTTTTTGCGTTTTGGGCGCATAATTGTTTGGATAAATAATGGAACAAGAAGGACAATTAAAGTTATTTCAACTTTGGCTGGGAAATGAGTTGATTGAATTTACCTATGAAGAAATCAAGCAGAACCAAAAGCTGGAGCGCGAGTTAAAAGCCCTTGTTAGAAAAAAAACAGAAAACGCATTACAATTTTTTGCGCCACACGGCAAGGATAGATTTGGACATGATTGCGGATTTCAGTTAGTCAGTTCGGCAGATTGGATAAATGATAGGGAACACGGTATAGGGATATGCTGTTCTCCTAATCGTGTTGGTAAAACAGCGCATGGTGTTGTTAAAAAAATCCTCAAAATTATACCATGTAAAGAGGACTGGCAGATATTCAAGAATGGCATTAAATTCTATGATTGGCAGGGGCCAAAGACTCTTGTAGTGCTTGGATATGATAGGGGACAGTTAAAAGATGTCCTTTGGCCTGCTATTCAAAAGTGGACTCCGGCGAATCAGCTTGGAGATTATCGCCTTCCTACGATTGGTGGAACAAAAGAACCTACGTGGAATGTTCATCCGCGTATAACTCTTAAATGCGGTAGTAAAATAATCTTCTTGGTTTATGAGCAAAAAGCAAGTGTATGTGCTGGTGTTCAAGCGACAGAAGTGTTAGGCGACGAACAGATGCCATTATCTTTCTTTACAGAGTTAAATCAACGCAATCGCGGAGAAGGTGGTATGTTTTTTGATTTAACTTTTACGCCGCATAAAGTGGACGGCCGGCCTGATACCGGAATTAATAGTTGGCTTTACGATATCTGGACAGGGCAGAATACGCGGGGACATAAAGTATTGAGAACACGCATCACGGTGGATGATGTTCCTGATTATATTTACGATAAAGAACAGAAGAAAAAAGCATACATGGAACATATAACGATCCCTCATAAAATAGGAGATCAAGAGGCGATAAGGGAAGGGGAAGCGCGATACTATGGGTTATTCCAGAGGGTAAGCGGATTATTTTATCCAGAAGTTCAACGCGACATTCATTTTATTGACTGGACATACGATGATATTAAGACAAGGGGATGGACTCATTATCGGTCTATTGATTATGGATATCAGAATCCAACAGCCGTTGGCTTTTGGGCTGTGAGTCCTAACGGCGATTTATTTATGTATGACGAATATTATAAGTCTGGCAAGGATGCGGTTGAACATGCACCGGCTATTATTGAGCAGAGTGGTAATAAGCGGCAGTTGATAGAGCGTGTGCATGATAAAAAAAGCGGGATGGATTATGACCGCTATGAGGAAGTGGTCGTGCGCCAGCGGTATGTAAGAACTTGGTTGGACTGGCATAGTTTTCAATCAGCCGGAGGAATGGGACGTCCTATTAGTTTCTTTTTTCAGATTAATGGATTACGCGTATGTGAAAGCACTACGTTAAAACAAGAAGCTCGTGCTGAAAATTTACGGGCTATGTTGCGAATTGACCCGAACCGAAAGCACATGGTAACGGGGAAGCCAGGTGCGCCCCGCATGTATATTTCCAGGAAATGTGTTAAATGGAAGTTTGAATGGGAGCGGTGCGTAGTATCTCAAAGGGTGTTTGGCAACGAAACACATAACGCCAAAGAGGTTAAACAGAATAAAGACGACCACCTGATTGATGCGACTGAATATATTGCCTGCGCGAATCCACCTTATCTTGGTGATAAATTTGAAAATGTGTATGTAAAAGTTCAGAATGTAAGTAAATACGGAGGGTTTTAAAAATGATAAGAAAAGAGATAACTATATATGATATGACTGTCAGGCCGGCATTAGAACCAGCGGAAAGACATAAAATTGCGAAAATGCTGGATGGTCTTAATTATGAAATTATGGGGAGTGGCCAAATGGTTGATGGTAGTGAATGTGATATTTCTTTTATAAGAAGAAAGGATTTGTCATTAGATAAGAAAGGAAAAATAAAATGTTAGAAAATTTTGATGCAGATAAGTTGGAAAAGATTGCTGTATTTATTAACGGAGATGGTTTCAAGGCACTTGAAATGAGTTGGCTTATATTATGTAAGGGATACGATCGTCTTTCAGGAATAACAGGTGATGCTTTTAATAACGGCAAGCAAGTTGGAACAGTTTATGGAATATCGTTGATATTACAACGAATCAAAGAACTACGCAGGGAAATTGAATTAATGGAAAAAGAAAGGGCAAAAAATGGATAATATACCCGACAACTTCATTCCCCTGGCAAAACACGTGCTGATAAAGCGCGAAGATGAAATCGCGGAAAAGGGTGGCATTATAATACCTGAAGTGTATCGTGAACGCGGCAGTCGGGCGGAAGTGGTTGAAATTGGAGAAGGTGTTAAAAACATTGTTAAAGGCGATCAGATTCTTTATTGGAAGGAATATACCGTTTTACCGTTTAATGAACGCAATATGGCAATTACCGAGGATAAATACATTCTGGCAACAATCGTGATAGATGTAGTTGCTGGCAATGTAGAGCGTATAATACCGATGGGTGCATGGGTTATGATACGAATGGATAGGCCAAGTGGCCGGACAGGAGATATTGTTTTATCAGATAAGACTGAATCTGGTGCATCTTGGGGAACCGTGGTTAGAACTGGTGTTGATTGCAAGATGGTTAAACCAGAAAAGCGTGTATATTTTGAGACAAATAAAGGAATGATTTGTGTTGAGAATGATACTAAATGCAGGTTGATTGAAGAAAAGGATATTTTGTGCGTTTTGGATTGAGAAAATAATTTTATTTTTTTGCTTGACTTTTTATTAGATTACTGTTATATCATTTTATTAGATAAATAGGAACATACCCCGTTTTGTGTTTCTTTGAACAAAAGAAATGTTTGACGGGGTTTTTTTGTAATCATGGAAAACATTGATATTCCATATACGGCGATAGGCGAGCCGGAAATACCACAGCCACCGAACTTGGCGGAAACATCTGCCGAGACACTCCAAGAGTTATTCCCTAATTACGCCGAAAACGAATCTATTGCCGAAAAGACAAAAGAGAGAATACGCAGTTTGTTTTCTAATATCAGCGACAGGGAAGAACTTGAATCAATCTGGCAGAAAAATGACCAAATGTATCGCGTTAAACCGGATTCGTCTGTTAAGGAAGAGAATAGAGCAAATGAAGCAACTGGCGTTTTTCATATATCTGTTAATCAACTCGTGTCTATGGCTTTTAAAACCATGACAGATAATGTTGAAAATTATTCCTATGGTTATACCAGCATTATGGACAACGAGGGGCAGAATACCGTCCGGGCTCGTAATGCAGAGATAATGACATTGCTTGTGCGAAAATCAATGCGGGAGAGTAATTTTAAGGGTAATCTTAAACAAAGCCTTTATGATATTTATAAAAATGGGACTGCGTTTGTTGGGATTCCATGGGATAAACAAGTCATAGATATGGATTATAGAGATAAAGAATCTGGAGAACGTAAGTCCAAACTTGTTACCAGAAACAATTTACCACGTTTTGAATTTATCCCGCTTGATTCTTTATATCTGGACGAAAACATTGATACGATTGATGCACAGCCATTAATTGCGGTGCGGACTCCTATTACGTGGACAAAACTTATTTCAGATATTAAGAAAAACAAGATTAAGATTTTTGAGAAGGATGGCGACCAGAGCCTTCACGACAAGTTTGAAAAATATAAAGAGACGCAAAATGCGACACAATTCACTAGTGCAAAATCAGATCGTTTTGATAATGCTAATAGGACACTAACGGATAGAACAAAAGGACAATATAAACATTGGGTTCATTGGGTTAATCTGCCTATTAATAAGCAAACTGGTGAATGGGACGATAATGGGGCTGAAACTAGATGCCGCGTGCGAATGTTGGGCGATCCCGAATCTGGCGACATTATTGAAATACGTGCTAATATATTTCCGAGCGGAATTCCTATTCTTGCCGCGCATCAGACACAAGACGATATTGGCATGTATCCTATCAGTTTAGGCGAAAAGATTGAAACTTATTACGATCAGATTTGCGTTAGTGTCAATCAAATGATTGACAACCGATCAAAGAATTTAAGGCGGTCTATTGTATGTGATCCCCTTCGCGTTAAAATGGATAATTATAATTTTGGACATTCAAACGTTATTCCCGTTGACGGAGACGTTCAGAGTGCTTTAATGGAACTTAAAATTACTGATATGACTGGCACTATTATGAATTCCATTTCATATTGCGAACAAAAGGTGCGCGAGATAATGAATACCACAGATGCGGTTGTCGGTGCGGCTATGGGTGGTCGGACAAGCGCGAGTGAGTATATGGGTGCAAAAGTAGCGGCAACTACGCCGATATTTAGCGATATGGCTTCTATTGAGGATGCGTTAATAGGCGAGTATATGCGTCGTTTTTCACAATATGTTCATTTATTTATGAGAGTTGAAGATATAACTGACCAGATTGGACAGGTTGGTTCAGAATTTCAATTTGACCTGAATGATATTTACAATGTTGAACTTCGTGGCGTCATGGAGGTTATGAGTAAAACCGAAAAAATACAAGGGCTTATACAGCTATTTGGTATGATACAAGACCAGACTGCACGTTCTAGATTGATATTGCGGATTGCGCGAACAATGGGTATTGAAAATCCAGCAGAACTTGTAGTTATTCCTGCAAAAGACCAAGCAATTAAAGCTGCTTTGTGGGAAAACAATGAGTTGCTTGTTTATGGCCGGTGGGATGAACCGGAGATGGGCGAATTACATGATGTCCATTTATCCATTCATCGTCAAGCCGAATGGCAGGCACAGCGCGAACAAAATCCAAACGTTAATTTTATTCGTCAACATATTATGCAGACCGAATCTTTGAAACGATCAGAAACCGCGATGGGGGGTATAAACTCTTTCCCGGCTATAAACGGGCAGCCGGCGAGTTCTATGCCCCCCACGCCTGGTGAAGAGTCTGGTCAAGCTATTTCTGCCGAAATGGGAAACATTCAGGCGGGAAGTCAAGTGCCCGTGTAACAAGAAGCTATGCCCGTAGGCTAAAACAGGAGAACGCAAATGCCCAAAGAAAATGAAGATCAACCCGTTGGTCAAAATCAAACGCCCGAATTGCCCGTAATAGAACGACAGCCCGATATTTTGCCAGATGAGGTAAAATTAGAGGAAAAACCAGAAGATAAAATAACTGCATTACAACAGCAGTATGAAAAGGAAAAGGCTGATTTCCAAGCAAAAGTTAAGGAAGCAGAAGAAGCTAAAATTGCTTTGGAAAAACGGCTCAAAGATAATCAGGAATATATTAGTAGGACTCGTAATCTTGAGAAAGCACAACAGACTGTTGATGTTCCTCATAAAACTTTTGACGAGTATTTGGACGATGTTGCTAAAAAGTTTGAAGATGATCCGAAAGAAGCAATTAAAAAAATAGTGAGGGATGTGGCGTTTGACCGTGATTTGGAAAGGCAAGAGTATGAAAAAAGAATTGCCGATGCCGAAAATAGGGCTTTCAAAAGGTCGGTATCTCTTGACCCTGAAAAAGCAAAACTGTTAAACGCTGTTGAAAATCTGGAACATGAACGTCCCGATCTTGCGAATCTAACATTTGAACAGAAGATTGAATGGATTGGACGCGGAAAAGCAGTTGCAGACAATAAACGTGAAGCAATGAGTGATAAAGTAAATCGTGAAAGGGATTTAGCTGGAGACACTGGCGGAACAAGAACTGGTCAACGTGGTGTTAAATTGCCAGATTGGGCGCATGATAGTGAAGTAATTGAAAAAGGGAAAAATCACTTTTCTTCAAAGAAAGAGATGGTTGACTGGTCTGACCCGGCTAAAGCGCGAGAAATGGCTAAACGTAATCGTCCGCAATATGCTAATGGTTAAGGAGACTGTTCAAAATGAATGATGCAAAGAAAATTAAAAAAGCTGATATTGTAGCAGATTTTACCAACGTTGATCCCTGGTTTGTTGGTAATAAACGGCCTGATTTGGAATACAGATGGGGGCGCAAAAGCGATGATATTGAAATGAGTGATTTTGCTATGAAGGGATATATTCCTGCAAATGGCAAAGAAACTATTATAGGCAATCCTCTTGAAAACTCTAAATGTGGTGATGGTCAGATGAAAATAAGGGGAGATAGGATTTTAATGTGTTGCCCGAAACACATGGTTAATGCCCGAAGAGAAAAACAAGCCCGACAATACGTTAAAGCTGGAGATGATGCTAAAATGGAAGCCCGTTCTATGGCTAGAAAAAGCGGTCTGGCAATTGAGTCAGACGATTCCAGCGAAGTTACCAGCAGGAGTTCTATTGATGAACCTGCTAATTAAATATTAAGAAGGAGAATAAAGTATGGCAACGACACGAGTAATGCGAACGTTGTCAATTTATAGACAGGAAGGCAAAGAAGGCATTATATGGGATCATGAGCCTGGCGAAGAAGCCAGTCAGACCTATAAGGCCGGTGCGCCGCTTGTCTATGATGCGACTAGCAAAGAGTTGGAAATATGGGCTGGCGGAACTGATACCACCAGAATCGCTGGTGTTGCGGTGAAAGATGCCACTGGAACTACAGGGGCGGATGTGCCTTATTATGAAGCGAATGACTATAACTTGTTTGAAGGTTCGCTGATAGAGGGAACTGACGCATATACCTTATTGGGTTCGGAAGTTGGTTCAGTTTATTCACTAATCGCTTCCGGCAACGATTGGTATGTTGATGTTACTGCGACTGGCACGGATAACCCTGCTATTGTAGAGTGCGTTGGATTAATTGACCCTGTTGGTGATGTTAATCCTCGCGTCATTGTTAGATTCCTCGGTGGCAAGCAAACTAGAGCCTTGCAATCATAATAAGGATTAATAACTATGGCGAAAACTCATGCAAAACGAACCCTGTCTATTTATAGACAGGAAGCAAAAGAAGGATTCATAGAAGAGCGCGAGTTGGGTGAAGAGACCGGCCAGACCTATAAAGCCGGTGCGCCGCTTGTCTATGATGGTGGTGAAATTGAAGTTTGGGCTGGCGGAACTGATGCTACCGAAATTGTAGGTGTAGCAGTTAAAGATGCTACTGGAACGGCAGGGTCATCCGTGCCTTATTATGAGGCAAACGATTACAACCTGTTTGAAGGAACATTAATCAACAATACTACCGATTATGTATTGCTAGGGTCAGAGATTGGTAAGGGTTATTCCCTTATTGCGTCTGGCAATAATTGGTATATTGATATTGCTGATGAGACTACAAAAAAGGTTGAAGTTGTTGGACTGGTGAGCGCAGTTGGAGATACTAATCCTCGCGTGATCTTCCGGTTCTTAGGTGGTATGCAGTCCAGAGTTCTGCAATCGTAATTAATTAAGGAGAATAAGTTATGGCTATTGTATCTGCAAATGTTAGTAATCTTTATGATGCAAGAATAAATAAGGTGTTTTATCAATACCTTAACGCGCATCCAGAAGAAAAAAATCGGTGGTGCGAGGTTCTTGGGTCAAAGAATCAGTATGAAAAAGTTGGACTGTATGGCGAATTGCCTATGCCGAACGTTCTTGGTGAGTATGAAAATGCTCCCGAAACTGCGTTCCAGGAAGGGCCGGTTCGCACGTGGACTCACGTTAAATACGGTTTCACCTTGATTGCATCTCGTGAATCAATGGATGATGCGCGGTTCCCTGTTATTGAGCAAACAGCAGCTAGTATGGGGAAAGCAATGGCACACCGCATTGAAACGCAAGGTGCTTACGACCTCAATAATTCGTTCACCGTTAGCACGGTGGGCGCGAGCGACACGGCAGACGAAACGCTTTGTGCTACCAGTCATGCTACCTTTATTGGTGCTGGCGGGGAAGCTCAAGCCAATCGTCCGTCTACCGATGTTACTCTTGGAGCGGATTCGCTTTGGGCGGCGGTTAATAACTTTAGTGGTTTGAAAGACCATCAAGGTAATCCCGTCCGGGTGATGCCGAAATTGCTGATCATTCCGCCTGCTCTTGAGCGGACAGCGATTGAGATATTGAAGTCTATTGAAACGCCGTATAAAGCGACCAACGAAACCAACGCAATTCGCATTCGCGGGTTGGATTATTTCATCGGTCATTATCTGTCATCTAGCACGGCATGGTGGGTTACAGGCGAAGATAAGCCTATCCGGTTTTACATGCGCCAGGAACCCGATGTTGTGCCTGAAGTTACGGCGCGTAATGGCAGTAAGATGTGGACGATTACATGCCGGTTAAGTCATGCTCCGTATGACTGGTATCAGATTTACGGCACTGATGGCACGCCGTAATTAACAACAACTAAAAAGGTCAGGGCCGCCGGAAATAACATCCGGCGGCCTACCCCACAAAAGGGAGATAGAAAAATGAGCGGAAAAAAAGAAATAAAGATTGAAAAAGCAGCAGAAGTGATAGGTGATAAAAGTAATGACTTACGAAAGCAAGTTGCCAATATTGCATTTACGGTTCGTAAAATAAAGAACTGGATGGAAAAGACGCTCGGTGCTGATTTAGACGGAGATGGTCGTGTTGGTGGTGGCCCCTACAAGTCAGCATTGATATTTTTGGCGGCGGTGAGTGCGTCATGTTTCCTTGCTGGAAATGTAATAGCCAACGATTACAAGTCCAACATTGCGAATTGGTATGGCACAGAGGCAAATCCGCAGACTTATATTGACAAAAACGGCAATATAGGCGCACCAACTATAACCGCAAGCACGATTAGTGTTAATGGCACTTTGGTTGTGAATAATGCCACGATTAATACCAACATAACAGTTGGTGGTAAATCTACACTAAACGGTGAACTGGAAGTCAATAACAGCGACGTTGATATTAATATGACGCTTTCGGGCAATGAAATTGACATATCTCAGACGAATAAGGCAGGCACGGCCAGCACGCCGCTTATGAAGATTACCGATGCCAGAACTGGCGATACTGCCGATACGGCCGATGAAGCTGCGTTGGTGATTGATGCCGACGGCGTATATGCCCTTACGGTTAGTGATGGTAAAGTGCAGATTGAGGGTGAAATTGATACGGCATCCGGCGATCTTACCCTTACTCCGGCAGGCGGGGACGTGATGATTGAAGGTATACTTCAAGTGTCTGGCTCGGCATATTTTGATGGTGCGGCTATCTATGGTCAGGACGGAACTGGCACGAATGTGGTTTCCATGACATTATCTGGAACTCAAAGGGGTCGTGTTGAGTTGGTAAAAGACCTGCTCATCGGTTATGGCGGAGCAAATGCTGCCTCTGGTGATATTCTATGCTACGACGAGGGCAATACCAACGTTCTCAAGTTTGATTCATCAGACCGGATGCTTACGGTTCTCGGTGGTATTGACTTGAGTGCGGCCGATTCCACGATTGCTGGTTCAGCGGCCTTTATTGCGACGACCAATATTGCCGACGGCGACTTGAACGGTGGCGTGAGTGCGAGTGCGACCAACCTGAACGGTGTTGTGCCTCTGGCGAATGGTGGTGCTGGAAATGCAAGCGGTATCCTGAAAGCCAATGGTGCGGGCCTCGTTTCAGTGGCATCGTCCACAACGGACTATGTTGCTCCAATCGCGCAAGTTTCAGGAGTAACAACCGCTGCCTTGGTGGCGACAGTTACTTTCCAGTCGTCTATTGCCGGAGTGCAACATCTGACTGGATGGCTTTCAGAGTCGGCAGGTGGAGCGGCAGTTGGGACGAACGTTACGTCAATTGCTGGGGCTGACAGCACTACTGTTCTTGCCGGCGGCGGAGCGTCAACGGCTTATGCCGTTTGGACGAGCAAGGCAGACGGTTTGAGCACACTGGAAATCACGATGACTGGCGAACAGGCTGGTCTGTATTTCAACACCGTTCAGCACAACGGCGTTGTGGTGAGCTCGCCGGCGTTTGATGTGGCTCCGTAATGGCAGAGCAAGTGTATAGCATGTAAAAGGACGGGGAGGAGGAAGATTTCCCCTCCCCTTTCCTAATAAACCCGAAAGGAATAATATGAGATTTCTAGTTGTAATATTTTCAATTTTTACACTTGAAACTGGATGGTTGTTAGCCGGTTCATTGGATAAAGTCGTTTTGAAATCAGACCAAAAAACGGCTGTTGCCAATCAAGTTAATTCTCCTAAAATTACAGGATACATTGAACGCATAGATATTAAGTTTTCGGAAACAACGATGCCTGTTGATTTGAGGTTGATAAGCTCAAACATATTGTCGGAAACGTCAACCGTCTTGTTTGACAGCGATTCTATCTCCACAAATGTATCGTTTTACCCGCGATTGAATGGACATGATAGCAGTGGGGCGGTGGCTTTTACGAACGATGGGCAACGATATTGCGTTTTGGACGAAGTTATTTATATGATTATAACGAATTCTGTTACTAATGCTCAAACGACATTAACTACGATAATTTATAAACATGAATAAGGAGCAATCATGGCAACAGCACAAACGCTCCTGCAATCGGCGCAATATCGGTTTGCACAAGGCCCGGACAATACTCGCTTTGCCAACGATTTTTGGTCTGCCCTGAATGATTCGCAGAATGAAATTGCTGTAACCCGCAACTGGGGATTCCTACGCACATCTGCGACGCTGACAACCACCGCCGATACGCGCACGGTTGCTTTGCCGTCTGATTTTTGCACTCCTTATCGTGTTAAGGGAGGTCTTCGCAACACCACAGAGGACAGCGAAATAGAACTGATGACCATTGACCAATGGCACTCATCTACATTCTACGAAGATGGTTCTTCCACCGGCGCACCAACGTATGCCTATATCATGGGAACGAATCTTTATCTTTCCCCGACTCCTGATGATACATATAGTTTGACATTCCTTTATTATAAACTGCCGGCAGAGGTAAATGATACCAGCGGAACAATAACGATTCCAGTCAAGTATCACGAACTACTGAGAACGATGGTTTTCCGGCGATTGCAGGAAGCCGGTTATTCATCTGTTACTGAAATGCAAATTTTGGATGTGGACATACAACGATTGATGAACCGTGCGGCGCGTGATGATATTGCAGAATTTGGTGGATTTACGATGAACCTTGATGGCAGTAGTTATACTAGGAGAACAACCTAATGCCAATTCGCGGGAATCTAGAACCAGATTGGGTGCCTATTGCACAGAAGTTTCCAGCTACGCTTGCCAAAGACGCTGCGCCAGAATCACTTGTTGATGGACAAACTCCAGAGGCATACGGGATGGGTCTTGACAAAGACGGCTATTTATATGCAGACTCCTCGCCGTCATCTGGAGCAGCGTGGACGGGCATAGCAACTGTAAGCGCACCGACATACGCGCCGGCAACTTGCACGTGGAGATACGCCCACAATCGACTCTGGGGATATGTAACCGCCGGCGGCACGACGCTCTATTACGGTGCGCCAAATTACGATTCAAATTATTTCATTCAAGACTTGGGTTATATTCCGGTTGATTACGAATCATCTAATATAACCAACGTTATTCCTTTCGGCAACAATGTGGCTATATTCAAGTCCGACCACATATATATCATCCGAAATGCGGATAATCCTGGAGATGGCTTTGTTGCCGAATATCTTAAACAGGCTAGCGGGTTGCCGGTAGCGGCGGACGTAATCGTTATGGATAACACGCTGATTTGGGCGAATACTCATGGTGTGTTTGCTTATAACGGCCAGCAGATACAAGAACTTACTTTGCCGATACGGAATAATTTAGGCGCGTTTTCTAGTGCGACAGTAACATCGTTAAAAGCTGATTTCCAAAAACGGCGGATAATCGGTTATACAACTGCGACGAAATTTATTATTGATATTGGCGAACAAGTTGGACTTTACGATTATAATACCAGCGGATTCAGGTTCACAAGCCGGACGCTGGTGGGGCAGGAAGCGGAACCGTTGGTGGTTGATCAAATCGGTTTGGTATATCAATATAATGCGTCTGATTATGCTACAGTAAACATAGATGTCAAGATTAATGACACATGGAAAACAGAAAACAAATTCACGATTCGGCCAGCGAATGACAATGGACTGGCATTATTGCCGTTAACTAATGTTTTGGCCTGCCGTAAATTTGCGATGCGGATTACGGCGATGAGCGCGAGTTTGTATATCAATTCAATATTGTGCCACGTAAAATCCGGCGGCATTATGGGATACAGCAATAAGTAACAATAGAAAGGAAGAACAATATGGCTTTTAGAAGTTTGTATGAAGATCAAATGCAATATGCACAACAGATACCGAAACCATCTGGTAATTTTATGCCTCCAAGACCAGCATCTGAATTAGGGATTTCTTCAATGCAACGTTCGTTACAAGGATGGCCCGGAACTCCTAAACCGGCGGTTGATCCGACGAAACCCGTAGGGCCGATTCCATCTCCATCTCAACGTAACATTCCGCAAAGAACGACGTATCAAAGTGAAACAGCAAGCCAAGCATCCGAGCAACCGGCAGGGCCAAATGTTACGCCGTTTTTATGGAACATGATGAGTGTCATGCGTGATATGGATGTTGAAATGCGTGGTGAATATCTTGAGACTGTTTCCGCTGGCATTAAAGATAAACTAGATCGTTTTTCTTTACGATTGGCAAGGGGTATTCCTTTAACTCCCGAACAAGATAAACGTTTTCAAAGCTTACGTGGTGCTTTTAATGATATTCAACGGTATGCTACAAACCAAGAAGAATACGACCAATATTTATCAGCATACGGTCAAAGCGGAGAGGCATTATCACCTTCGCAATATGAATCGTGGCGCGTTGGTCAATATCGTCGTTAAAATGGATTGTGAATCATTATGGCAAACAAATGGCGCACAGCAATAGCAGACGGCTTATGGGTTAAGGAAGCATACAACGATGATCCGCAAAATCCATCAGCAAAGATTATGGTTCGGGCTATTTACGGTATTGGCCGGACGCATACCGAGAGTATAATTGATACGCTCCATGCTGTAAAGAGCGTTACCAATCCCTATATGAATGGCGCGGCGATAACCGGCACATTCCGTGTTATCAAGAATGAAAGTCGGCCAGCCAGCGGGCAAAACCTTGAAGGTTCTGATGTAATTATTCAGACATTAGGACAAGGATTTTTTACCGATTTATCCGCAAGTAATAAATTTGTTGTCAAGCATAATTACGAGGTTGAAGAGCAGAATGAAAATGCCTGGATGTATTATGCTCGCGGCACAGTTATTGAAACCTCGCGCTGGATGAATGTTGCCAGCACGTCTATTGCGGGTCTGTATCCCTATACTACGAGTGTGTCGTTTGATACCGCGCTTTCTGGATACGATACGCCAGTTATTCTTGAAAACTGGTATGAACGCGAGCAGGACGGTTCATATTCCATGTATCGGACTTTATTCGCACGCGCAACAACGTCAGAAGTCAAGTATAGAACCGCGCAATATGCCGGATTGCTATTAACAGATACAGAGAATCCGCCGGCCGAAGATGATACTACCTTGAAAATTTCAGGATTTCGTAATGCAACTGAAACAGTCTATCTATATTCAAAATTTTCTATCGGCGGTGATACATATCGGGTTACGGAAAATGCAACTGCGGTGGCAGGTATTGCAACCGTGAAAATTACACCGGCAATTACATTATCTACTGAAGAATATTGCGATACAGATGACGGGAGTGCCGTCCAGATTTATCCTGAGGCATTAACATAAGGCCGGAAAATAATGTCAGTATTCAATTATAAATCAAAGCGCGATCCCTTGGAAGGATTACGGGCGGAAGTAGCAAGGATACGGAAATGCTTAAAGGCATTAAAATTTTGGGAAGTGAACGATATTACATTTGGCGACAAGGTGCTTCGCCGCCGGCGGGTAACTCCGAATCCGAGTTGTGGAACTGTAGCCAAAGGCCAATGGTTTGATGTTAATGGCTTGGATAGAACGGAGATTGGTGATGGTGGAGGAATAACTGACTGGTCAGATTGGGAATTTGGATTTGAAACGCCGACTACGGATGTAGTAGCGGTAAATGCCGGCGAATTACAGGATAGCATGTTGGCGTATAAGGCAGTAGCGGCGGCAAATATAACCGTAACAGGTGCAGGAACATTTTATATTTACGTGCAATACACTTATGGAAGTGGATATACACCCACGATTGTCGGAAGCGAAACGCGGCCAACGATGGATGCTTTAACCTATCGTCGGATTTTGCATACGTGGACATTGGTGAATAGTGTGGCGACATTATCAAAGATTGGACATATTGGAAACATTATGATTCCGGGAACTTTTGGTACGGTGTAATATGGCATTTTCATGGCAACAAATAAAATATGGGTGGGTCGCCTTGACTGGCATTGTGCTAACCGGCACGACGATTTATGTCATTGACAATCAGCGCAAATATGTCCAGCAGATTGATGTTATTCCGATTGCAATTGGAACTTACGAGCGATGTTTGGCGACGCAATACCAAACAAATCCGGTGGCTTATCGGGTATCGCCGCCGAGTTATGTTCGGACATGGATAAATACGAATGGAGTTGCCGAGAATGTTACAAATGCTATAGGGTTTTACATTAATAAAAGCATGATGGATGATTTAGATACGACCATTAAACAGCTTGTGCCATATTATACCGATCCAGATACAATTATTATGGATAGTGGGTCTTCTTTTTATCAGAATTATACTGTAACAAGTTTATGGGCAAAACTTGGAATTGGCGACAAAACAAATCAATTTACGCAAGTGCCAGCAATAGGAACAAACGCAGCTACTTTCGGAGATTACTCACATCAGATTTATGCTGAGGCGTTGCAGGAGCGGTATAAAGTTTTACAGGCATTAAATACGATTGTTCATACAAATCCAACAATAGATATTTCTTTGAATACTAATAGGCCAGCATCAACAAGATATGTCTGGCCAAGGCAGTTTTTAAGGGAGTATCCTAAGTTTTATTGTGGCGATATTTTTCATATTGCTTGGACTCAGTTGTATGGAGTAGCAACAACGGGGAATTGTTATGGTGTTAATTTTGATGATAGTTATTATGAAGAGTATGGCGGTGTTAATTGGAATTTTGATTGGTGTTTATATATGTTTCCAGGTCAATTTTCTAGTAATCCTCCGTGGGTTCAAAGATACCCTTATCATATTTTTAATGATGTTGAATTAGAGTGGAATATAGTAAAAATTTTATCCGCTGATGATGTTAAAGAAAGCGCAAAATGGCTCTGGTATAGAGGATCATCTACTAATTTTTTAGATTATGATATATGCGCAACCAATAATTATGGAATGTCTGCGCTAGGACATTATTTTCTTATAGCTAGCGATACAGTTACTCAACAATTTGGACGAAATCCAGCGTTAGGACAAGTTAATTATGATTTTGGTATGTATAAAAAAATGGGAACTTATCAATGGTCTATGTCGGAATTTAATACTAATATATATGTTTCTTCACAACTGACTGCTAAAGTAACTGTAGATGAAAATTTTTATTTTAAGCCTACTATTGATAATTTTTATAGCGGCACAAATTATGAATATGAACTTTATTGCGAATGGGAAGAAGGAGTAGCAATGACGGATACGAATACTTATTATGCTTTTCCTCCAGCCCATATTTATATAACAACAAACAATGGGCAGAAATATTATAATGCCGATATAGGATGGGATGAAGATGAAGCATTAGCACTTTCCAATAGTTATCCTTACATGGATATTACAATGCCAACAAACAAAGGAATTATAAAGAAAATTGGTTTCTTTTTTCCTACTACTTTTTCTGGTCGTTTAGTTAAATATGAGTATAATTTTAATTATTGTAGTAATAAATACTGGTAACAACAAAAGGAATCAAACAAATGAGCAACATATACGATTTATCATTTAACCCCTACGGTGCGGGAACGGTAGATACGCCAAAGCGATTCAGTATTTTTGACCGGCTG